TTCCTTAAAGCCGAAATGTCTCTTATACCACTCTCTTTAATTAATTTTTTCAACTATCCTCTGAATTTTTTACCAATAAAATTTATAAATTGGTCAATAGGTCCTCCTTCATCCGCAACAAAGTCTTTTAATTGTTTTTTGTCTTCAGAAGGCATTTTGCTCCAAGTTTCATCTCCCCACACTCCATCAGTACGACGACATCCGATAGCCGCTTGATATTTTGATATTGCCTGTGCAGTTTGTGATGTTAAGTTATTATCAGTTTTACCGTCAACAACTAACGGTTGTCTGTTATCACCTGTAATTTTTTTTGAGATTAAAAATCGTTGAATTGCTCTTACGAATTCTCTTTCAATATTTTGTTCTGAAATAACTCTTTCAACAATTTTAGTTAAATCATTTTCTGTAAGTCTTATTACTTTATTTGCCATATTAGTATTTTAATGTAAGTCTATATTTTAATTGATTAATATCTGCCAACATTTCATCTCTTAAATTTAATAAATCACTATCATATCTTGAATCTAAATGGTCAGACATACCTACTAAGAATTCAGTAATTCCATCCATAAAGTTTTGTACACTTAATGATTTAATATCTTGAAACATAATTGAAAACTCTGGGTCAAATTCAACTCTACCATATTTTCCCATCATAGCCTCCACAAATTTATCTATGATATCACCTAATGAATCATATATGTCACCATATGCTTTATGTTTTGCATCTCCAAATGTTTGCCAATGCAAAAATTTGAATTGTAATTGAATTTGTACTAGTTTGAGTGTTAATTCTTCTTTCATTTTTTAATTGTTTTTTTATAATGCCGCTAGAAATTCACCTTTTGCTGTTCCTCCAAAAATACTGCTGAAGAAGTCCCCGATAGGATTTTTTGAATTAGCAGGTTTAGAAGAACTTGCTGTTGATTGTTGTGTTTGAGTATCAGGAATTTCTGTATCCCCAAATGTTTCTTGTGCATATTCCTGAGCTTGTGGTGTCTTTTGATATTCCGCAAATTTTGATTCCAATTTTTCTTGACCCATTTCTTTTAATGCTTCATCAGGGCCAACAAAATTAGCTAAACCTAAGAAATCTAAAAATCCTGCCCAAAGTTTAGTTTGTCTCATCAAAGACCTAACAGATGCATTTCTTCCTATTAATTGAGGCATTCCTCTAAAAAGAGTTTTCCATGAAAATAAACCTTTAGTTGTTCTGTAAGATGAAAACAAACCACTTTCTTTTGATGCCTTAATTAATTTTTGAAGTCCATCAACTTGTTGAGCTTTAGTTAATTTTGGCATATTTTTTGCGAAAACACCTGCTCCATATCTAACTGTTTTACCTTTTACCGCACCTTTTTCAAATAACTCTATCCATTGTGTAATAGTTCTTTTCATTCCACCTGGCATCGGAACTCTTTTTACTAAATCTTTAAGTTTCCCCGCATATTTTCCAATACCACTAACAAAAGTTCCTACGATACCTCCCGATTTAGAAATTTTAGCTAATTCAGCAGCTGCTTCTGCAGACTTGCCAGCTTTTGATAGTTTCATAACTCCACTCAATGCCTTTGCACTCGGTGCTCCAATTTTTAAAGCACCCATTACAGGTTTTGCAATCAAGTCACCAGCATATGGTATTGCAGAAACAAATGATAAAAATCCAAATAGATAATCACCTTGACTTATATATGAAATACCATTTACAGCATCTACAACACCTGTAGGGTCAAAAATACCAACAACATCTCCCAAAGTATTGTACCATTTATCTTCTTTGATTAACATTGCCTTTTTAGGATACAAAATTTTCATCATTTCAACAACTGTTTCTTTTTGTTTCTCATTGAATTTTGCCCAATTTTGTTCGGCTAATTTTAGATTTTCCTCTTTTGTGATTAAATCTTGGATTATTTCTAATTGTCTTTCGTTTATAATAATTTCAGCCATTTGTATTTTTCTTTATAAATATCCATATAAATAAAAAAAGGGTCATACGACCCTTTTATTATAAACCTAATTCCATTTGTCTATTTTTATCTATAAAATGTTGGACTCTTTCTTTAGCTACTTTAGTATAATTTTCACTCAATTCAATACCCAACCAACGTCTTCCACTAACTTCGGCAGCAACTAAACTAGTACCACTACCTGTGAATGGGTCAAGGATTAAATCATTTCTGTATGTCAAAATCTTGATTGCCTTCAATGGGATATCCATTGAAAATGTTGCCTTAGTCTGTTGTTTGGTATCAGCAAAGTATTCCCATTGGCCGTAAACCAAACTCATGAACTCTTTCTTATCTTCTTCTTGATACATCATCTTCTGTTTGATAGTACCATCTTCTTGTTCTAAATCAACCAACTCACCCTTCCATTGTGGTTCACCCTTAACTTTTTTTATGTGATTCTTCTTATATCCAAGAATAACACACTCTTTAGGGTTATAGATATATGGTGCAGATGGAGACATCCATGAACCCCACGCAGTAGTCTTACTTCTATGTGGTGAATTTTCATCAAGGTCAACCAACCCAAAGAATTTGAATCCAAGATTCTTCATGATTTGATAAAACTCAGACATAAATAATATTCTTCCTCCTCTATCTTGTACATTCACTTCATAAGGAATGTTTACAGCAATTCTACCATCATCTTTAAGGGTTCTATATGACTCTGACAACCAATCCTTTGTAAACTGCCAATAATCTTCCATAGATTGTCTATCATCATGAGTATCGTAATCAATCCCCACGTTGTATGGAGGTGATGTTACAATTAAGTCCACACAAGACTCAGGAAGACTCGCCATCACTTTAATACAATCCCCATTAATTATTTTATTCGTTTCTAACATTATAGTTTACCTTCTTGTTTTAATTGTTCCCTAATTTTAGTTGCAGATATTTCACTGACTTCTTGTGGTGGTATGTGTTCAATGATATCATATCCAACTCCTCTTCCAAAGTTGACTGATTCTATATCAGGAATGATAAGAACTTTGACTCTTTCTTCCCCAACTAATTTCCATAATTCTTTCTTTATGTTAACCTCAACTTCTTGTGCGGTGAATGGATTCTTTTCATTTGGTGCAATATCTCTGATAAGAATTAGAACATTCTTACCTTGTTCCAGCCTTTGGTCAATCAACCATCTATGTCCTTCGTGCCAAGGTTGCCATCTTCCGATAAACATTGAATATTGTTTACCAGGATTGTTCTTTAATTTTGGGTCACCTTCTACGTGAATCTTTTCCATTATATTTCTAATTTTACTCTTATCTCCTGAAGACAGTCATAAACCTTTTTATCTGTTGTGTCAACATCAATAAAGTTTTCTAAAGGTTGTTCATAACCTTCAACGTGAAATGATTCCCTACCTCTAATCTCATTGGTATGGATGTAAAGTTCAATGATATCTTTTCCCATCTTTTGTTTGAAACTTTCTCTTTGGTCTCTGTAGGGTGAAACTAAACAAACTACTGCGTTCATTTTTTTATTATGTAAAAAATGAGAAATATTCTGAGCCAACTCAATGTTTTTTCTACGTCCTTGTTCACTGTAATCTTTGTTCTCAAAGATTTCTCTGATGTCATCACCATCTACTAAAACAGCATCACCTTTAAGGGCGGCAATTAACCAATTACCTAAAGTCGTTTTTCCTGCACCAGGTTGTCCTGTAAGCCAATAAATCATTTTTCTAAGTTTTTAATTTTACGGTCTAAATAAAATGCGGCTTTTTTTAGGTCTTCAAGTTCTTTTGCAGCATCTTTTTTTCCCGCTCGTGCAACATACTTTACCACATTGAAAAGGTATGCATCCAAATCTAATCCCCAAGCCTCACAAACTTTGATTACTTCATATGGATTATCTACCCCACCATAGTGAGCAGGTCCGTTTACCATTTCCTTACTCATTTTTTCCCCATTTTTTTTCCATGTAATCAATGTAATCTTGTGTTCTATTACCATTGTATAAGAAATATACAAAATAATAATCCCAAATCCAGTCTAATTTTTTTAATAACTTTTTCATTACTTAGATTTCTTTTCTGGTTTAGAACCTTTCTTGTACGGTTTCTTTTCCACTTGTTCTGTGGGTTGTTCTGTTGCAGTTTCTTCAACAACTTTTTTACCTCTTGATAATTTCCATTCTGTTTTGGAAACATACTGCCAGCTCAAGCCGACCATGTTCATTGCGGTTTTGTCATCAACTCTTTTGATGTCACCTACTTCCACGTCTTTAGACGCTCTGATTGATTTAATACACTTCATTGGTTTGTCCCTCCATGTTTTGGTTTATAATTAATAGAATTTCTGCGTCTGTTTTTCCCTCCAAGAATAAATCATGTATTCTTGAAGATAAGTCATCTTCAAAATATAACATGTCACTCTTTCCATAATATCCTCTTAAATTGTTGTTTTTAAGTGCCTCAATACATCTATCAAGGACCACGTGTCTTTTATTGAATCCCATTTATAAAATATAAATGAATTATTCTTCAGAGTCAAAGTTATTTATCTTTTCGTAATTAACAACTTGAAATACGTATGCCATAATTTTACGTTTCATAATTGGTATGAGAGTTTCCTCCATTGGGAATGGCTGTGTACATCTTGCTTCAAATATTGGAAATTCTTTAAACCCTTCAATATCTGTCCATGTAGAGAATGTCTCAATGATGTGAAGTAATGTTATATCACTCGGTGGTCCTTCGTGAATT